GCGTGGCCGTAGGTGGAGCGCACGTAGGTGCGCAGAGAGTACGACGCTTTGCCCCAGCGCTTGATCATCCACGAGTTGAACGGGATCGTTTTGGTTAGAGCGCCGCGGGCCTCGATCACGTACTTGTGTACGTACGTGAGGTAGTTGAACGCCCGCATACGCTGCTCGGGATTGCTCTGCTTCTGGAACACCGAGCCATACCAGGTGTCGGGTGCCTTGAAGATGTTGTCGTTGTCGGCCACGTCGTTCCCTCCGTTGACGATCTGCTTTGCCCTGTTGAGGATCTGCTGACGTCGTGCGATGCGGCGATCTCCTGGGCAAACCTTCCCCCTGGCTGACGACCACGTCTCGCCGCCACTGACCCGGCCGCTGTACTTGTAGCCGTCCCAGTTGCCGTCGATGCCTTGCCGGTGGAACGCCAGGCCACGGGACGATGGTTTGCTGTTCGGGCACAGCTGCAGCGGGATGCCGTGGGTCTTGTGCGCCCATGCCAGGATCTTGGCGTTGGCCTCGATCTGCGCTGCGGTGAAGTCAGGCACCGCGTGGCCGTCGTTGACGTTCCACGACCCGAACGCAGCTCCGTGGTCCTCGTTCTCGATGGCGATGATGCGGTGGTTGCCGTTGAGGTTCGCTGCCGACCGGTACTTGGTGTCTCGGCTTTGAAGGATCGTGCCGTTGGCCTTGACGCTGAAGTGCGCGGCGTGGGCAGGCGCGTATCCCACGATTGTGTGCTCAATGCACACACACCACGTCGTAGCGCTGTATCGGCGTTTTGGGTGAGTGTTCCCCAAGCCAGTGCGCTTGTGGCATGCGAGCCATACCATCACCTCCCTGGGGTGTGTGGGGTACGATACAAACTATGAATGTTTGTACCAACGAGGGGTGCGACAGGAAGCGTTCCGGTCGCGGTCTTTGCAGTCCGTGCTATCAGCGGGCCGCGAGGGCTGGGACATTGCCGAAGGACTGGATGAAGCCCTTGGTGCCACTCATGGATCGGTTAATGTCGAAGGTCAATAAGACCCAGCAAGGGTGTTGGCTCTGGACTGGCGGTACCAATGGCCGGGGATACGGGGTGATTGGCACCGAGCGGCCAAGGCGGTCCAATTATGCCCACCGAGTGTCTTACGAGCTACATGTTGGTCCCATACCTGACGGAATGGAAGTTGCGCATCGCTGTGACGTACGCAACTGCGTGAACCCCGAACACCTGACTCTTATGACGCATCGAGAGAACGAGGCCGACAAAGCTAGCAAAGGCCGTGTGCCGCGAGGTGAGAGGCAATGGCAATCCAGACTGACTGAGACTGCCGTTCTTGATATCCGACGCCGCGTGAAAGAGGGCGAAACGCGTACAGCGCTTGCGAAGGAGTACGGAACCAGCGCGTCTAACGTTGAGCACATAGTTGCCAGGCGACGTTGGAAGCACGTTCCTTAGTGGACACACACGGCATCGTAGCGCTGCATGGCGTTGCGCGGGGAATGCTCACCTTGCCACTGTGCGCCTGGCATGCGGGCCATCAGGGCAGCCCGTCCGGGTCGGCGAGGTAGGAGAAGCGGACACTGATCCGATTGCCGGATGACCACGTCCAGGGGTTGTCGTGCTGCACAAAGCTGTTGGTGCCGGTGAACTGTATGTAGACCAAGCTCGCGGCCCGTAGCTGAAGTTGAACTGAGTGGCGCGCTCCGGTTCCGGAGTCCAGAATCATGCCGCCACCGATGATCGACCCGCCGACGGATGATGTTGATGCGACATGCCTGGACAGATCAGCATCGACGGGCAGGCTAAGGATGTAGGTGCCGCTCCCGGCGGCAACACCCGTGCCTGAGAAGAAGGCACGAATCTCGCCTTCGAAGTGGTGCCCGTTCTGATGGTCGAAACCCTCGATGGTGCCGTCGGCGCCAAGGTTCGGGTCCGTCGTGGTGGCGGTCAATACGGGCGTGTAACTGGCCTGGTCATCCAGCGCCTGCAACTGGTCCGCCGTGACGTCCTGACCGGCCAGGAACGGGTTATGCGGCATTCATCCTCCTTAGAGCGCGAGTTTGTAAGGGCTCTTGACCTGAACGTCAGCCCCAGCAGAATGAGATTTTGAAACGCCATTGATCGATCTCGTTACCCCGAAAGTTTGGGGAGACGTCGCGCCAGTGATCGAGTCGACTTGGATCTCTTCGCCACCGACGACGATCGAGAACGGGAACTGGCCCGCGTGATCCGTCGAGTTGATCCACGGCTGCGAACCGGACTGAGTCACCACGTCGAACGACGTCGCGGTGTCGGTGATCGCGGCGTCCAGGGTTGCGCCAGCGGTGGCCAGGCGCTGACCCTCGGCAGGTGAGCCGGGGTCGGGTTCCAGCTGCCAGACGGCATAGGGGGAGGCTGGGGCGGCGTTCGCGATGGCCGACCATTGCAGCGGCTGAATCGCCTCAGACCAGCCCTGAATGAGGACGTCGACGCCATCGGCGGGATGCTGTGGCGGCAGGTTGGTCACGCGTACCCGGTCACCCAGCCGAGCCTGCACCCACAGCGGCAGCAGGTCGAGCACTTGCGACAGCGCGGGAGCCAGCGACGGGTACCGCATCCCTGGCACGGTGCCGAGTGCGAGCCGCCATGCCGCCTGCTGCGTCAGCTGGCCGTCGGTCTCGACGTTGACCGTTACCGACGTGTCGTACTTGCCGTGCTCGTCGATGTGCTGCTGATCCACAAGACGTGCCGTCGATCCTTCAGGCCGTTCTACGGTGACATCGTTGCGGATCGCCTGATCGTCCAGGATCGGTGAGAACGGGTTCTCGATCTCACCCGGACCCTCACTCGCGTCGAGCTCAAGAATGGGTTCCTGGTTGTACAGCGAGTGGCGCGTCCGGAACAGCAACCCCCACGTGTCAAGGGTTTCGCCGAAGATCCCGGCATCGACGTCGGCGCAGTCCTGCAGGTTCGCGGTGAGTGGAGAGAAGAGTTGCGGCCCCATCTCAGGGGTCTCGCCAGGCGCGGGGAACGATTCGAATATTTTCGATGTGGGTTGGACGGTCCACACGTTCCCGCTGTCATCGGTGAACGAGTCGGTGCCGGTCGGTAGCCCCGTCAGATCGACGTCGGCGACCAGAGTCCCATCTATGCCGTCCCTGATCTGTGCCCGGTGGATCAGGGCACCAGTGCTACGCCCAATCGTTATCGGGATCTCATCCGGCGCGAAGTCCTCAAACCCGACGGTTCCCACGACGTTGGTAGGTGCCCCGATCTGCTGCCAGTCGACTAGCGCCGCGTTGATGTCCTCGGCCCACCAGAACGTCACGGTGGTGTCTGTGCCACCCGAGTCCTCCAGTGTGAACCTGAACGCCGTCTTCTGGCCACCCAGAAACTGTGGGGGTGCTGTTCCGGCGAACGCGAACACGTCCTGCCCACTGCTTGCATTCCAGTTCAAGTTAAGATCGTTAGCACTGACATCATAGAACCAGTCATACTGAAAGTTCGAGTTGGCCTTCAAGATGAGGCTTTTATTGGGTACCGAGTCGTCGAACATCTCAGGAAACGCCGACAGCTCGATACGAATATCGACCTCTCCCGCCAGCAGATTGACCTGACCCGTGCCCGGGTTTGTGATCCCACCGATCTGCTGGATATCGGAGAGCATTCCAGAGCTTGTGCCGATCGTCTCGCAGCGAACATCTTCCTCCGCACACAACCGCACGAATCTTATCGCCGCCTCCTCACCAACGTACGCGCGCATCGGCAACGTGCCAGATTCAATAGCGAACGGTCCACCTGGGCTCGATCGAGCGGACACGGCGATATGCCCGAACCATCGATCCCCTGTGGTCGAGAAGCCGTTAGGAAACTGTAAAACCACGCGTGTCGGGAAGTTGATCGCGGTATTTGTCAGTCCCACCGATACGCCACCGGTGGTCAACGTTTCGCCATCAAGGGTGGTGATGTTGGGTCTGTTAATGCTCGCGTTCGAACCGGACTGGGCGATCCGCACCGAAAACTTGATCCACTGCCCATCGACCGGCTCGGACAAGCTGCGCACCATTGACGTTCCGGCGACACCGTCAGAGTCGAACCAGCTCAGCCGCACATCTCCCTGCCGGACGGACAGAACGAACGCCGCCAGCTCCTCGGAGCCGGTGTGCCAAACGATGACAGGCAGGTAGCCGATCTCCTGGGTCTGGGTGAAGAACGCCACACCGCTGACAATGTAAGCGTCGTCGAGTGGCCCAGCGCCTACGGTCCCTTGTGCAAACCATGCGAGTCCAAGGTCTGTCTCGGGATCCCCTCCATCTGTGCCTTCGGGGTCGAATCTGGGCAGCGGCAACGAGCCCGGCGGGCCCCCCTCGTCGGCAGGGAAGATCGCCCCCTGAAACCGCATCGGGTCCCCGTCGTCGACGGCCGAGGCGAACTGGGTGGCATCGTTGCCGTCTTCCATCGGCCAATAAGCGATGACGTCGTTGATCGACCCGAGGACGGAGCGCCTCACTGGCGACTGCAGCGCCTCCTCGCCTTGCGTCATCCGCCGCAACAGACCCGAGGCGACAACCTCGACCCGCGACCAGCCCTCATCGCCCGTGGACTCGTCGGAGATGTCACCCGACGGCCACGACGGACGCCACTCGGACACGAACCCGGTGAACCTGACGTGCTGCGTGCCGCCCTGCTCGGGGAACAGCGTCACCGTGATGCGTACCGGAGTGCCAAGGCGCACGTTCGGATAGTGCGCGCCAACCGCGTTGCCGGGCGTGTAGTCGCCGGACACGTTGTTCAGCGCTAACCGCACCGTCATCGGGGAGACCGACGACGACTCATTCGATCGGCCATAGGTGATGCTCACTGAGTCGTCGAGCAGGTGGCCGGCCGCCTTGACGTCGAAGAACGTCCAGCTCTCGGGATCGCCGTCGGGGTCAGCGCCGAACGCCAACTCCGCGGCTATAGGAAGGTCTTCGGTCCAGATCGTCATGCCGGGATCGCCACATTCTCGGCAGGCCGCGACGTCACCGCGAAATCAGCGAGTACGTAGGCCACGCCCCGCATCCGCACTGATTGCGACATGAAGTTCACCGTCACAGGGAGCACGTTCATAGGCCGTGCTTCGACGTCACCAGTTGGCAGAATGAGCACCCACCCGGACACGCCGCGAGACAAGACGGTGCGGATGTCCACACCATCCAGGTCGGCTCTCAACAGCAACTGCGATTGCGGGACCACGACTTTTCCGATGCGCTGTGCAGCGAACACGCCCCACGACGCGGCATCGATCTTGTCCGCCTGGATCTCCCAGCCGAGAATGTCACCGAGCTCGCACGAGAGGTCGGTGGCGTCATCGAGCTCGGTACGCGTGACATTCTCGATGTCGGTGATGTCCGTCGACCAGAACACCCTCGCGGTCGCCTTATAGCTGTAGACCGTGGACTCAACCAGCGGCGTGGCCATCATTCCACCGTCACCTTCGTGCCATCCTGCGTGCGCATGTGCAGTTGACCTGTGCGGTCGCCGTACTTGATCTGCTCATACAGCGCGCCAGAGCCGGTGATGCGCAGCTCGACCGTCTGCGAGCCACTGTCAGGTGCGTAGGCGGGCTGCGACGGAAGCCGCATGGCCGAGGTGAACACATCGAGCGCCGCGGCCTGGCGCCGGTTCAGTACATGCTCGCCGGTCTGCAGGATCGCCTGCCGCTCGTGTGCGCCCAGGCTCGGACGGCCACCGGTGTGGAAACGCTCTACCCGGCCGCCATCGTGGAACCGGCGCACGCCCGACGATGTGATCCGTCCGCCGGTGTGGATGCGGCCCAGATAGCCACCGGTCTCGTCGCGAAGGCGTGCGTAGATGTTGGCGATACGGTCACGTGCGGCATTGTTCAGGCGAGTAATTACCGACGCCGTGCCCGAATCTGTCGCCTTGATCTTGGCAGTTCGCTTCTTCTTGGCGACGTTGTTGAACTTACGGTTCGCCGCTGCGATCTTCAGCGCCCTAGCCTCAAACTCCACCTCACGGGTCTTATCGACACCGACGCCCTTGTCCATGCGGATACCCAGACGGTTCGCCGCCTCCTGGACCGTGCCGCCATTCTTGATCATTTCACGGGCGATCTTCACGGCGACGTCCTCGCCCATAGTCCGGGCGATGCGCGTCAGCTCCGGCTGGGCATCCGCGAGTTTCCGCGCGAACTCGTCGCCCGCCGCCTCGGCGTTTGCGCCGAACACGGCATCAAGGCGATCCAGCTCCTCATCGGATGCGTCCACCAGCTCAGCGACCAGCGGTGCCCCCTCCGGCCCCAGCCGCGCCAGCTCGTCTAATGTCCCGGCAGACACCCGGCCGGCCAGGATGATCATGTTCTCTTGCCAGTCCTGCTGCGCCTTGACCTGACGCTCTAGCTCGTCCAGGTACTCGTCAACGCTGACGCTGACGTCGCCGACGTAGTCCTCCCAGCTGTCCGAGGCGTCCTCGGTGGCGTCGGCCGTCTCTTGTGCGGTCTCGCGCTCAGCAGCCTCTTTGTCGGCGAGCACGTCGTCATACGCGCCGACGATGTTGATGAACTCGGCACTCGCCTCCGACCAAGAGTCGAGCATTTCCTGCGCGGCCTTCTCCGCATCGTCGCCGGTCAGGCCGAACTGAGTGGCGAGGTTGACTAGCTCGTTGTCGATCGATTCGATCGATTCCTCGGTGATGCGCTGCTGGTTGTCGACTTCCTGCAGCGCGGAGTTGTAGTTCGGCAGCATCTGTAGGAGCCGATCGACCTGATCGCCCTCCAGGCCCAGACTCTCAACGAGCGCCTGCACCGATTGGTCGGCAAGATCGATGTTCCCGCCCTGCACCATCTGGGCAAGCGCCGCATCGATGGATTCCATGTTGTCGCGGAACTCGTCACTGGCATCATTAGTGCCGCGAATCCGGTTGCCCAGATTGAGTATCCCCGCCGCGGCACCACCAGAGGATCCGCTCACGGTATCTTCGGCGGCGGTCAGTACATCCATGGCGCCAGCGGCGTCCAGCACGTTCTGGATCAGCTCGTTCTCGACGCCGTTGGACAGGTCGATCAGTGCGGCCGTTGCGTCACTGACCGGCGGCCCGCTGTCTTCGGCTGCCGATTTGATCGCCATGATGCCGCCTGCCACGGCCAGCAGCGCGCCAACGACCGGGATAGCCAGCGTGAGGGCCCGCATTGCGCCAGCCGCCCGGCCAGCCGCAGGGATGAGGAGAGACAGTTCGGTTCGGGCAGCGGAAATCCGGGGGGCCATCAGCAGGAACGAACCCACCACCAGGGACGCGACGCCCGCAAGACCCGCAAGAATGGTGACAGCGGTCTTCGCCGGACCTGGCAAATCGCCAAACCACTTCAGTAAATCGGCACCGGCTTCCACGAGACCAACCAACACGGGAAGCAGGACGTTTCCGACGTCGATAGCAAGGTCGACCAGCGTGTTCTTTGCGATCTGAATCTTCGCCTCGGCGGTGTCGTAACGCTGCCGCGCCTCTTCGATGAGAGCGGTGTTGGCCTCCCATGCCTCGCCGGAGCGGTCGAGCGAACTGGCCAGGATGTCGCTACCTTGCGAGAGCCGAAGTAGTGCGTCCCTGACGCGGACCTCGGACAGGCCAAGCTCTTCCAGAGTGGCGAAGACATTGCCGCCCGACTCCTCGACACGGCCAAGGCCTTCGACGAACATCTGAATCGCGCGGGCCGGATCTTCCTCAAAAGCCCGCGCGAACTCCTGCCCCGAGACACCCGCAACCTCGGCGAACGACTCCAGCGAGTCGCCGCCCTCGGCGACAGCGGACGCGATGTCCACCATCACGCGAGAGATCGCCGTACCACCAGCGGCAGCCTCAATGCCGACCGATGCCAGCGCCGTGGAGAATGCGAGCACATCGGCTTCGGTGAGCCCGATCGTCGCACCCGCGCCTGCGATGCGCTGCGCCATCTCCACGATGTCACGCTCGGTCGTGGCGCTGTTGTTACCCAAGTCCACGATCGTCGAGCCGAGCCGTTCCACATCGGCGGGAGCAGTGCCCATCACGTTCATCAGCTGCGCAAGCGCGGTCGCGGCCTCGGTGGCTGAGAGGTTGGTCGTCTCACCGAGATTGATCATGACCTCGGTAAATGCGGCGACGTCGTTCACCGAGATGCCGAGCTGTCCGGCCACTTCGGCGACGGCTGCGATCTCCTGATGTGTCGCGGGGAGGGTTGTCGCGAGATCGCGAAGGTCGGATTCGAGTTGCTGCAGCTCCGCTTCAGATCCGTCGACAGTCTTGACGACTCCGGCCCAGGCGGACTCCCAGTCGATGGCGGCCTTGGTCGCCAGGCCCAGCCCGGCCAGAGTGGCCGCACCGAACGCGAGCATCCCGCGCCCGACCTTTTCCAGCGCTTTCGCCGTGCGATCGTCGAGCTGCTTCTGGAACGCCTGCGCCTGACGGTTGCCCTTGGCGATCTCGGCATCCAGCTTGTCCATCGACCGGATCGTGCGGCCGATCTCGCGCTCAAGCTTCGCGGCCTCGGCGTCGATGGTGACTTTGAGATTAGTGTTCGCCACGCCTGGCCTCCTCCGCTTTGGTCACGAGCCGGAAATGCATGCCGGGGATCTCGGTCTTCTGGTTCTTGCGTACCGTGGCGAGCTTCTGGCAGCCCGGGCACACGTAGCCCTCGGCCTGCGCGTAATCCCAGTCCGCTTCCCACTGCCACTCGTGGGTGCCGCAACCGCCACAGCGGCCGGACTCCTCGACCATCCAGGCCAGCGCGGCCTCCTGGTCGTCCACCGACCAGGCCAGAAACTCAGACAGTGGGATGCCGCGCGGCCCGCAATACGCCATCCGTGCGGCGAAAAGCGGATCGCGCCTCAGTCTTTTGGGATCCCGGCGGTCGGTTCCTCGTGGGTCGCCGACACGACGGCCTTGAATAGCGCGTTCGCCTCGCCAGCGGTCCACCGGTCAGAGGAAAGCTCGTCGGCCCACTCTTCCTCGGTCAGATCCGATTCGAGCGCGCACACCTCAAGCGCTGCCGGTAGGAACGTCTTGCGGTTGATGTCCCGCTTCTCGTCCTCGTCCTTGTCGGCGTCCTCGACGCGCATCTCATCAGTGGCCGGGTGAGCAGCCATTAAGGTGTCGCGCTCTTCCTCAGTCAGGCCCCGGAACTCGATCGTCAGCGACACCTTCGTGTACTTGGTGCGCGCTCGCCTCACCGCCTGATCGGCGGCCCTGATCGCCGCGTCGTCCTTGGCACGCACCTGAGCCAGGACGAGCCGCTGCTGAGACTCCTCCAATGCGGCTTTAGCGCGCTCACCGTCCTCGCCCAGCGGGAACGTCAGGCTAGTTCGGTGAGCGCGCTTCTTGGCGAGCTGATCGCGGAGACCGGGCATGTGAACTCCTCGCGGATGGCTGCGGATGGCATGACCTCCAGCCCGGCCGTGCCATCCGCGAAGAAGGCGACCGGGCTGGAGGGGTCTAGACGGGACGCGTCAGGACGTGCACAATGCGCGCATGACCACTGGCCAGCTACGCACGCCGCCCCTGAAGGCAGACGCCGACCCCACACGCGCCGCCGAATACGCCGCCAGCCTGGACGAGGCGCTGAGATCGAGTGGCGGCTACAAGGCGATTAATGCTGTGCATGAGCAATACGCCGACATCCGCGAGGACCGCAGCCTCTGGCGGGAAGTTCAAGGTCTCGTCCACGCCCCAAAGGGATCTGCCGAGGCCAAAGCCCGCGATAAGCTCGGGATCTTCCTGATCCTGTTCGGGATCTTCGGAGCGGCCATCCTGTTCTGGGTGATCCTCGCAATCGGGGGACTTCTCTTCGGCTGATCAGGCAGTCGGCACCGGGATGTCGAAGTCGAGCGTCGGCGACAACGGCGCGAATGACACCGAGACCATCGACGCGCCGCGCATTGCGGGAACCGACGTGACCGTGCCGACCGTCACCGGCCACAGGTCGCCAGACAGCGGATCCCCGGCAATCAACGGCAAGCCGTACGGCGCGTGCATGATGAACCCGGTCTGCAGCGGCGCGAAGAACCCCTTCGCGTCGTCATCGTCACTGCTCGCGTAGAACGTGATCGAACTGTCGTCGACAGTCGAACCGTCGAAAACCTTGCCGTCGATGATGTTGCACAGGTCCGGCGTATCGGTGAACGTCGGCGACACAGTGAAACCGCTGATGTCGTTCGCGGTGCACTGCAGAACCGTCCCCGCGTTGATCTCGGCCTCATCCGGGCCAGTCGCTGGATCGGCCACAGCAGGCAGAAACAGCCAGACGGCGTTACCCAAAACGCCGAAGCGCTTGTCAGTCGCGCTCAGTGGGCTCGGTGCGTACTCGGGCATCGGTGGACTCCTCGCCATCGGCCGGCTCATTGCCGGTGGTCTGCTCCGGCGCGGTATCGCCGGATGACTGATTCGCGGATGGCTCGGACGCGCGGCCCGACTTCTTCTTGGTGGGTTTGACTTCTTTCCACTTCGGCATCAGGCCGACCGCCGAGCGCGGCACTACTGCCTCGCCGCCAGAGCGGGGATTACGGACTCTGACCCATTCGGTGGCCATGCGAGTACCCCTTCCGGGCAGCTGAAGTAGGCTGTTATCCGACGTCGCGATGTAGCTAGGCGTCGGTTGGTGGATGGTCACCCCTGGCGATATGCCGGAACTACCGGTCCTGGGTGAACCGGAGCGAGGGGTCAAGAACTGGCGCTACAGCTGGAGCTTGGCCCTAATCGCTGTCAGCGTGGCCAGGCGTCGTTGATCGCCTGCTGGACGGCGTCGACGACCTGGCGTTCGTTCGAGCGGACGGCGCGGATGAAGAACGGGCGCACCGGCTGATCCACCCAGTTCTCGCGGTTACCGAACACAGGGTGACGGTTGAAGCCGGGCTTGTTGCCGAACTCCAACGGCCTGGCATGCGGCGCCTTCTTCGCGTCGACGAACACCAGGACTCCAGCACTGCGAGCGCCGAAGTTCACCTTGGTCTTTGTTGCGGCAGGGATGCGTGACGACCACGCCGCGTTGCCTTTGATGTCGCGCACGAGGACGTCGGCGGCTTTCTTGATGCTGCGACGCACGTCCTTGCGGTACTCGCGGGGGAAATCACGCAGCTGGTCGGCGAACGCACGGACCTGCACGCCATCGATGGTGATCATTTGCGGTAGATCCGTACCGTGATCGAGAAGTCGACCTGAACTGTGGCGCGGGCTGCACTGTCCTTCGTGGACTGCTGCACCACCTGAAACCACGCCATGTCCGGCGCGATCCATGCGTCGAACGCTTCGACGCCTAAAGACTGGTCAGCGAAGATCGCGTCATGAAGCGTGCCCAGATGACCGCTGAGAGCACCGCGCTTGACGGGGAACTCCATGTCGCCGTCCCACGTGGCCAGCGTGCACGTCACGGTGTGCACGTCGAGCGTGTCACACAGACTACCCTCGTCCAGCTCCGCTGATGTGGTGACGACCGGCGACCCCTGCTGAGGGTCGAACCCAATGATCAGCAGGGTGCGTTCGCGGTCGGTCTGGCCGTTCCACCCATCGAGCACCTGCACACTCGGTAGTGCGGTTGTCGCCACATTGACTAGAGCCGTCAGGACCGAGTCGACGGCGATCATGCGACCAGCACCGACGAGAACGGCTGCAACAGATGCGCCGCCCGATTCGGGATAAGGTAGCCGCCGCTGGGACGCCAGCGATCCTCGGCGTCTTCCTCGCCGATGAAGCGGTTCGACGTCGGTCCTTGCTGCGTCTGCCAGATGTGACCGGCGATGATGAGTACGGCCTGTTTCAGCGAAACCGGAACGTCACCCACAGGCCCACGGCCCGCCTCATAGACGGTGGTGTAGCTGCCCGCCTGCAAGCCGGACAGATCGGCCAGAGTCACGATGCCCGAACGGCCGTCCACATCCAGATCAGCCGTCAGGTACTCAAGACCATCAGGAATGCGGGTCGCGGACGTAATCGACACGATCGGTGGGTGCGAGAGCACCAACCTGCCGCAATCGTCGGCCTTCACCCGCTCGGTGAACTCGCGGGTGACGATCGGGCCTACGTTATGCCAGCCCTCAGCC